CTGAACTACTTTGGCGATCCGGCGAATCAGCGCATTGCGCTAAAAAGTTGTAAGGGTCCAGGCAAGAGGCGGGCCTCGCCTGGTGTGGATGGAACTTTTTGGCCACGCGCAAGCATCCCCGCATGGCGGCGTGTTCGAACAGTTCGGACAATCTCAGCGACAATCTCTGGCCGGAGCTGGCGAAGTGGCAGCAGCACTCGAAGTACCTCAGTGCGAAATACAAGTGTGCGAAGACCCGGATCTTTTCGGTGGACCATCCCGAAACGTGGTGGCTCTCGGCACGGTCGTGGTCGCGTACCGCCGACAGTCAACAGCAATCCCTGACGTTGGCCGGTCTGCACGGGGACAATACCTGCGTCCTGCTGGATGAATCTGGCGGGATTCCTGACGGCGTGATGACGACGGCGGAAGGCACGCTCGCCACGGTCGGGGGAGAACATCGCATTCTGCAGGCGGGCAACCCCACGCATTTATCAGGTCCGCTCTATCGGGCCTCCACGAACGAACGGCACTTGTGGAAGCTCATCGAGATCACGGGCGACCCGGACAATCCGAAACGCAGTCCACGGATCAGTAGGCAATGGGCCAGGGAGCACATTGACAAGTACGGGGCGGACCATCCCTGGGTGCTCGTCAACGTCTTTGGGCAATTCCCCCCATCGTCGTTCGATGTCCTCTTGGGGCCCGATGAGGTCAGTGCCGGGATGCAACGACAGTTGCAGGCGACGATGTACTCCCACGAAGCCAAGATTCTCGGTGTGGACCCCGGCCGGTTCGGTGGGGCTCGGTCGGTGATCTTTCCCCGTCAAGGCCTCGCGGCCTTCAATCCCGTCATCCTGCGACCGAACCGCAGCCAAAAGGATTGGACGGGAGCCTTCGCGGGCCGCATTGGGCAGGCCTTCGAGAAATGGGAGGCGGACGTGTGCTTCATCGACGATACCGGTGGCTGGGGCGCGGGCATTCTCGATACGCTCGTCGCGGGCGGGTACAACGCGATCGGCGTGAACTTTGGGGGACGGGCGCTGGATCGGCGCTATGACAACCGACGGGCTGAAATGTATTTCGCCGCGGCGGACTGGGTGAAGAAAGGTGGAGCGCTCCCCTTTCTGCCCGAGCTGCAGCGGGAAGCGACGGTGAGTACCTATTGGTTTCGAAAAGGGGTGTTCCAGATCGAAGAGAAAGAGCAAGTCAAAGAGAAACTGAACGGCGAGAGCCCTGATTTGTTCGACGCCTTCTGTTTGACGTTTGCCCAACCCGTCGCGCCACGCACGGGGTTGGACTGGCTGGATCGCAAAACGATGCATGCGAAGACCGAGGACGATGAGGACCGGCACTCCGAGATCCAGCGTGCGTTGATGGACGAGACCTGACACCTTCATAAAAGGAGGACGACATGACACTCGATCTGGACGCGGTGGCCGCCAGGCTCTATCCCACAAAGGCCCAGGACGCGCCAGCCGTGCCTCCCGTTGACGCGACGGCGACGACCGAGACGGCCGCGACGAAGACGGCCGAGCAGATCGCCGCTGAGGCAGCCGCACACACACCGCCAGTCGTGACACCACCCGTGGTGCCTCCGGCTGAGGTGCAGTACTCGCTCGCGCTTCCCACAGACGCGGTGCTCGAGGCGAGCGCCGTGGAGAGGAGCACCGCCTTTTCGAAGGCGAACAACTTGTCCCCTGAAGCGGCACAACAAGTCTTGGAACACGCGAACGGAGAAGTCGCGGCGTACCGTGAGCAACAGACCGACGCCTGGACGACGTTGACGCGAGAGACGTGGGTCAACGACGTGAAGAACGACCCAGAAGTAGGCGGCGAGAAGTTGACGGGAGCCGTCACGGACGCCAAGCGGTTTCTCGAGGCGTTCGGCGATCCTGAAATCCGACAGTTCCTCGAGCACACGGGTTTTGGCAATAACAAGTATGTCATTCGCATGCTGTCGAGAGCCGCGAAACGGATGGCGAACGCGAAGCCCGTCACGGGTGGGGCCGGTGATGAGACCCCACGTGACAATTCGCTTGAGGGACGGGCCGCACGTATGTACGGGAACACCTCGAGGAAATGAGCCAATGGGGGCCACGGCGGCGTTGAGCATGGTCACGACACTCGCCAATCAAGACACGGCGATGCACTCAGATCAGCACGTGCTCAGGGCCGACCGGTGCTATGCCCACATCATCGGCCCGCGGTTGACGATCCTGGGCGGGCTCGGTTCTCTCACGACAGGAACGCAGCTGTGGTTTCGAGACGGTCGGTTTCTCTTCACCTCTTCACCTGTCACAAAGGAGTGAGATCATGGCGAAGCAAACAAGCAACCAGCAAGCGGGCAAGCGGGTCATCGTGAACGATGGGCGCAATCAACGAATCTGGGTGTTTCCCCCCGAGGGGCTCGAGATGCGATTGCAGATCCACGGCAACAAAGTGGTCGCCTCGTTTGAGGAGGGCGCAGGCCTGCCTGGAAATGGGTTTCAGATTACGGATCTGCTGTCCTCGTTGACCGTCGAACCCATCGTGAACCCCCAGTTTCCCTTTCGCCCGTACCAGCCGGGCCAGGTGGCGGTGTGAGGACAGGCAGCAGTACACCCGCTGACGCCGGTGATGGCGACAGCCTTCAGGAGTGAGGGACATGGCCTGTGATCGCTGCGGCGGATGCGCGGTACGGGTCGCCGTGGCGACGGCGGAAGGCCTCCTCACCGCAAACAGTTGCGTGAATTGCGGGAGGGTGTTTGGCGACGCGGTGATTGACCATCATCATGGGCTCGACCCTCCCCCGGAGCCCTACCCGCCGGTGACCTATTCGATCTGGGACCCTCAGCGGCAGCGACTCACGCGCATCGCGACCCTCACCCAGGAAGAATAAGCCGGATGTGGCCTCACTCACACCCGAACAGGGCTCACAAAACGTTCTAACGCCATTGCCGGGCATGTTGGCAGCATGTCCCGGCTGCGGGAAGACCTTTGTGCCACGCCGCCCGAATCATCGGTACTGTTCGGCGATGTGTCGGCTCGTCTGGTTCCACCAGAAGCCGGTGAAGGCCCGACGGGACCGGGATGCGAAGATTCGGCTGTTACTCACGACGGTGCTCAACACGAACCGGATGCGGAGCAAGGAGGATGCGGACCACGTTCGCCGGCGAATCCGGGAGGCGCTGGAGTTGCTGGAGGCTGGGAGTTAGTGTGTGGAAGGCCATGAAGGGCATGCCCCCCAAACACGAGCCGTGTTGGTGAAAACCGGCCTCCGTCGTGGCCCCAGGACGGGCGATCAGTCGAGGGCGCGACCTGTCGTATGGGGAAAAAGATGAGACGCCACGACGGAGAGGCCGCGTGCTACCCTCTGCCGCCGGCGCCCTGCGAAACTGGAGGGGATGGGTCCTTCTCCCGACCGGGCCTCTGTGGTCCAGTCAGGAGGGAGCGAGGGAAAATGCCGCACTAATGGTCTAATTCGTAGCGCACCGCGTCCAGCAACTGCGGCATGTTAAAGGGCTTCTGGAAGGTCCACCGTGCCCCGAGGAGTTTCGCGACATCCAAGACATTCTGTTCCCCTCCGACGCCTGAGATCGCGATCACCTTGACGTAGAGGAATTGACGCGTCAGTTCCAGAAGCATGTCCAGCCCATTCAGCTCGGGCATGGCAATGTCTGTGATGATCAAGTCCGTCGGCCTCTGGCGGTACAGGGCAAGCCCCTGGCGACCGTTGACCGCCTCCGAGACCTCATACCCTGCCGCTTCCAGCGCGAAGCGGAGGAGGGCACGGATGGGCTCTTCGTCCTCGATGATCAGAATGGTGGCTCTCGTCATGCAGCCACGTTCTCCGCTTCGTGCAAACGGTGGTTGGCCTCTCTCACTGGATCTGCCGCATAACCGCAGATCGTGCACCGCCAGCCCCTCATCCACATGAAGCTCTGGGTTCCGTCAAAGTCAAAAAAGTGGTCTTCCCTCATCAAGCCCTGGCAGCATACGCAGGTCATGGTGTCGCCTCCTTGCAATGTCGCCTGCTCCCTCTTGGAACAATAAAGATAGGTCGTCTCTCTCCCAAGAAGGCTAAGGCGCTACGGTCATCGAGTTCCGCACAGGCCGCCACTGCCCCTGAGTGTCCTGGTCGATTCGCTTCAGGGCATCCAATTGACTGGACATGACCTCAATCTGGTAGTTCTGTTTGGCAATGGTCCGCTCCCGCTTCTGAAGTCGTTTCTGTAAGGCCTGAACCGTTGCCTGGTTCTGACTTGTGCCTAGCCGAGTGGGGGCCGTAGGAGGTGGTGTCGTGCTCCCGCAGCCTGACAATACCACTAGACCAAGTAAGCAGACGGCCTGAGTGGTCCACATCATGTGCTTCATATTGCGCCTCCTTAACACCTCTCGGTACGTAAGGGTCGTTCGCGGCCTGCTTTGCCGTTCAAAGGCTACCACCAGACCATGGGGCGGGAAGACTCGAAAGGGTTAGTGCGAAGGAGGTATGGGCAATTATCCGAGATGCTTCGCGAGGCACACGATTAGAGCTTTTTAGCGATAGTTTCACCGCTGTCAATGCAATGATAATCGCCCAAAATAGGAGGAGGCTGAGCGGGGATCGATCCTCAAGGACACATCACGTTCGGACGCCATCATCGGAGAACTGCGCGGCTGAGACATGCGTGACGATCAGCGGCGAGACCGTCGTTCGCGATCCAGTTGCTGCTGGAGATCGTCGATCCGTGAGGCCTGCTCCAGGGCTCGGCGATACGCCAGATCCGCTTGCACGTCGCGCAGGAGCTGGTCCTCCCAATTCCCCGATTGCAGACTGTAGTTCGTCACGCCAGGGAGCAGCGTCGGCGAGGAGCCGGTCACGTCCCCGGAATACTGCCGCAGGCCGGGGATCACTTCCACCCCAAGGGTGGTCCCGTCATTCGGACTGCCGTAGAACGTCACGCCGGGCGTGATCTCGGTCGCCATCTGGGCGAATGCGGGGAGGGCACTGAAGATGAGTAGGCAACTCAGGAGAAAGGTTTTCATGGGGCACCTCCCTCTACCGCAGTAAAGACCCGATCAGCATGGCGTGTCAAGGCGGCCGATCATCGATCGTGCTGAGGGGAATGCGCCGCATTCTTGAACCATGCTAGTGACATGTCTCCTCCTGGTAGTTCTTGACCGTCTCCTCTCA